GGCTGTAAAAAATGTGCCGTGTGACTTATTACCGAAAAATAGTCACGTTTAATTGTTGACTTTTGTTATCAAAACGACTATAATGGCAGTCTATTTTGGTTGTGGAGTTGGAGATATGGAGGAGATTGGATGACGCTGCAAGGATACATTGACGCGTCTTATGAGCGGTTGGTCGAACGATTGGGAGAACCCAACATCTTTTATGAATGGACTTTCGAGGGGTATGATATCTACGGTGAGGAGTTTGATATCACCATCGTCGGACAACACAAGGACACTATAATGTGGCACGTCGTCGCGAAAGACGCCTGCGCCATGGAGATTGTTGAACGGAAGATCCAACCTGTTTATTGTGAAAAAATTGAGGAGTGAGTATGTTATCTAATTTTGAAAAGTTTAAAACTATACTGTTCGGTCTAACCTTTGGTGTTGCCTTCGCTGTGTGGGTAAATGTTATGCATAACGTCATTGATATGCCAGACGTATTGATCAGTAATAGTACTAACGAATGTGTTGATGTCTTCAACTACAGAGAGAAAGACAAATATACATGCCAGAACTTACCTAGTCGTTATAACCACATATGGGTAATGTGATATATCTTTATTCCAAAATAATCTAATAAAAAGCGAAAAAAAGTGTTGTAACCGCTTGACAATATCCGAAAATTTGGTATAATGGTTACATAAATTGATGAGAGAGAGATGAGTTATGATGAGTTTGATTGAGAAGTACGAAGCGCGCGGTCTTGAGTTGAAGATCGACGAAGAGAAAATCACTGCGGTTTGTACCCGCCCCACTAAACGTGCCCGTCTGGGTTACAAAACTGAGTTCGCTTACCGTTACGGTACTGTCGCTCGCATGTTCGAACACATTGAACAGTTCCTTATTGATCTTGAACGCGCTGATCAATATAAACAAGAACGCAAGATCGCTCGTGCCGCCGCCAAGGCTGCCGCTCTTGAGAGTGTCAAAGAGGGTGACATCTACGTCGCTTCTTGGGGTTGGGAACAGACCAACATCGACGCCTATCAAGTTGTCGCTCGAAAAGGTGCCACTGTCACTCTGCGTGAAATTGGTCTTGAGAGTATTGAAGGTTCTGAAGGTTTCATGAGTGATCGTGTTCGACCTGTCAAAGATGCCTTCATCGGTAATGAGTTCAAGAAACGAATCACTGGTGCACACATCAACATTGATGATGTTCGTATGGCGTCTCTGGTAACGGAATCTGAAAAGGACTTCTATCGAAGCTGGTACGCATAATGGACTTTCGTCATTGGTGTACTCAAAAATGGTTCGACCACTGCGATGAGGTCGAATCTTTCACTGGGTCTCGACCCGATTATGATTCAAAACTTTATTTTAACATGTACAAGTGGTGGTTAAAGAGAGAATACCGTCACGAAATGAAAGGAGAGAAGTAATGGAATTTGTAGCTAAACCCCAACTAACTAATCGTCGACACACTGAGACCTTCAATACTCTGAAGGAAGCGGTCGACTATCTTAATGAGTTCAACAACCTTGGTGATGAGGAAGGTGGTTTACCCCGTCTCAAGGCAGAGGACTTCGCCCTTGTCGGTAAGTTATCAACCCCTACTGGGTTCTACTACCGTGAGAACCGATTGATGGAGATGGGAACTAAGTGATGGAATGGTATGAAATGGGAGATGCGGGTGAGCATCTCCGAGACGTGATCGATGCTTTTATCGATGGGTTTACCAACGAGAGAGAATTCTCTGCGGAACTGGATGCGATGGGACTGACCTATGAAGAGCAGAACGAGATTATTCGAAGTGAAATTCGTGTCTTGGAAACGCAAATCGCAGAGTCTGCACAAGGTACGATTCACTAATGAACGTCGCAGAAAATGTCATCATTGAAAACTCGCCCAGTTTTGCGCTGTCGGACTACACGTTCCGCGTTGCAGAGGCGTTAGGAATTAATCGCCTTGGTGGATACATCAAGGTCGATTTCAAAGAAGAAGACATCACCCATTTCTCAGCTGAGGTGGATGGAACCGAAGACCGAGTCGACCTCACTGTCCGATTGGATAACGAGATTACCGAAGATCAGGTCAAAGTGCATATTGCACATGAGATGATTCATGCTGTACAGATTCTCACAGGCAGACTTATACATATAGGTCTCACATGGTGTGAGGAGTCGCATGGTATCGTCTACAAACATATTTTTGACGACAAGGAATATATCAACGTCAAGTACGCTGATCAACCTTGGGAAATTGAGGCATACTCTTATGAAGAAGAAGTCTATAACGCGGTCGAATCCGGTAGCGAAACACTCGCCGAAATTCAATCGGCCATCCACCCACGTCGACCGTAAGAAAGAGGTGAAGAAGCGAGGTTACACCCAAGACCTTCTCTACCCTAACAACGAGCACTCGTAATGACCGAAGATCAATACATTCAGGAAGCACTCGACCACGCAATTTCCCAGACTTTTATGGGGACTGTTGATTGGGCAAAGGTTATCGACTTTCTGCGTGAGAAGTATCCACACATGGACACAGAGTACCTTTTCATGATTGCGAACCGTGCTCGGTTTCAGTACAATAATTTTTCTTGACACACACCACTTAATGAGGTATACTATGCAGGTTTCTAAAGAAGAACGATACGCGATGATTCGTCGAGCAGCGCTCAAGATTCAGAAACGTAATAAGGTTTCCCGTGCGAACACTCAGTTGGCACGAGAAGTAATTGCTCTTGATGAGCAAGATTGTAAGTCCAAGATTTCTTGGGCTGACACTGATCGGTACGTAGCTACACACTACTCCGATGTTTATGAAGCAAATGTCCAACCAGAGGAATGGAGTTAATGTCAAACACACCTGAAAATCTGATCGATCTTGGTCAGTACCCACAGAATGATGTCCTACTTATAGTGCGTGAGTATATGCGCTGTTCGTACATCGATCTGTTAACAGAGTTCGGTAAGACTTACGCAGAACGCGATGAGTCAGACACCGAACGTGGAAACGTCCTGAAGACACTAGAGGCGTTCGAACACACTATTGCAGTCCTAGACCAAAGCGAAGACTTCTTGGAGTTCGTACACCAAAGTGATGAAGGTGAAGAAGAGTCAACTGAAGATGACGAATTTGAACGATTCTAAGGAGATCAATATGTCATATGACAATATCGTAGAGCAACTACGATCCAAGGTTCTTGAGGTGACATTCACGAAGGTAAATGGTGAGACACGCACTATGCCGTGCACTCTTATGACTTCGTTTATGCCATCTTATACACCAACTGAGGCGACCGACATTGATCAACACTCTGTCAATAAAACAGTGATCCGTGCGTTCGCAATTGACAAACAAGCGTGGCGATCGTTTCGTGTAGACAACGTCACTAATGTTGAGGTACTGAATGGTTGAAGGTAACGAGAATCCAGAGGAAAACTTCCTAACAAAGAAGTCGTTCTCTCAGATGATCGAGACCTTCGTCTACCAGAACCGTATGTCCTATATGGATAGCATTGTTCACCTATGCGAGAAAAATGGTCTGGAACTGGAGGATATCAAAAAATATCTGACACCGACCATCGTCGAACATCTGGAGAATGAGGCGCGTCAACTGAACTTTCTGCCTAAGCAGAATTCACTAGACGTATAAATACACATGCCCTAGAGGCAATCTCATATTTTAGTTTATATTTAAGTTTATACAAGGTACATATTATGTCTTTTGCAAATCTCAAGTCCAAATCTATGGACATCTCTACATTGGTTAACGCAGCTACAGAGGCTGCTGGTAAAACAACCAACACTAACAAATATCAAGACGACCGAAAGTGGAAACCGACTGTTGATGAACAGGGTAACGGTTACGCTGTAGTTCGTTTCCTTCCCCCAACTGAAGGTCAAGATCTTCCTTGGGTCCGTTACTGGGATCACGCGTTCAAAGGTCCGACCGGACAATGGTACATCGAACGATCTCTCACAAGTCTTGGTCAAAATGACCCAGTCGGTGAGTTGAACTCACGTCTATGGAACTCAGGTATCGAAGAGGACAAGGAAACTGCACGTCGTCAGAAGCGTCGTCTACACTACGTCACAAATGTCCAAGTGATCAACGATCCCGCGAACCCAGCGAACAACGGTAAGGTGTTCATCTACGAGTTCGGTAAGAAGATCTTTGACAAGATCATGGATATGATGCAACCAGAATTCCCAGGCGAAGAACCAGTTAACGTGTTTGACTTCTGGAAAGGGGCAGACTTTGAGTTGAAGATCCGTAACGTTGCGGGATACCGTAACTATGATAAGTCGGACTTTAAGTCTCCAACACCACTTGCTGGTGCAGATGAGACACAACTCGAAGCGATATACAATACGTTGTACGATCTCAACGAGTTCATTGTCCCCAACTATCCGAATGCGCACGATGCGAACTGGTTCAAGTCATACGATGACCTAAAGAATAAGTTAGAGACTGTATTGGGTATTGCTACAGGAGCGGGTGCGACAGTACGCAACGAGGCTGTTGCAACTGCACAAGAAGCGCCGCCTTGGAACACTGCGGATGAACCAAAGATCGTTGCTGCTGAAACTGTTGTTGCTCCTGCGGTAGCAGAAGAAACAGACGACACACTATCTTATTTTGCACAAATGGCATCGGAGGATTAATCGATGGATACTAACATGATTGTTCTAATCCTAGCGGGATTGGTTATTTTAGGTCTAATCATTAGATCAACGTCCAGCAAGTCATCTAATAGTGGTCCCATTGTGGGACCATCTACAGGTGGTGTGGACACAGAAGTAACAGACGCATTTCAGTTTGCGGGTAAACGTGGTGCAGTAGTCACCGGATGGGTACTTGAGGGAGACTTAGTAGAAGTCAAGATCAATGCTGCAACCGTTGCAACTGGATCAGGTGCAACGACTACATCGGTCGTTGGGAGTAACGGTGTGACATACTACCGTGCGGCACTGAAGCGTCAGATGGAAGAGACATACGTCTATGGTGTGTCTTACTCGACTGGTTCGAGTGAGTCTTCTTATACCGCCGAGGAGTTACAGGCGTTGACCAAAGCAGAGTTGATCACTATCGGTAACACGATTGGTGTACGACCTGAGTTGCGTCCGTCTTGGACTAAGGCGCGTATGATCGAAGCAATTTTAAACCACTAATCGACACTGCCAGTGGACATGGGGACTTCGGTCCCCTTTTTTATGCGCGTAGGCCTATGGTTGGATCGTGACCATCCATCTCTGACCATTGCATCGAGACGGAGGTGTGTCCGTTTGTGGTATTCTTGACTACACGTTGACTTGAGTCTTGTACGACGACCCCATTTACCGTCTTAGTATGTCTGCTTTCAGTCACCTCTCTTCTGACACTCTGACCGCTTGTTGGTTTGTCTGCGGTAGGTGTAGATTCCAATTCAGCGCCCGAATCCACTTCCGCTGCATTGAAGATGTCCGCGAAACTGAACGATTTCTTTCCGGTTAACATATCATAGATGTTACTGAAATTGAACATCTCCTTCGCCTTTGCGACGATCATGTCAAAGGTGTCTGTGATGGGTGAGAACATTGATGAGAAGATTTTGGAGATTCCGCCAAGAACGTCACCACTGAACAACATCTTGAGACCTTCCCAGATCCCGCCATAGAAGTTAGTCAACATCCCCTTGATCCAGTCGACTACTCCACCGATAAATCCAGCGATACCGTCACTCACTGACTGATACAGTTCACCAAAACTGAACGAGTTCAGAGACTCTGCGATCCCGTCGAACCCTAATTTACCGGCGATCCACGCAAACGCGCCCTTGATCATATCGAGAAGGTCTACGACAAAAAATTTGATGAGGTCGTCAATGACTCCCTTTACTAGGAATCCAATGCCGCCTAGAATGTCACCATTTTTGAACATGTCTAGTGCAGCGGAGAAGTTGGTGAAAAGAGACTTGATTGTCACACCGATTGCGAGGATAGGTGTACTCAGGACTCTCGCAAGTGCCATCACTGGTTTGAATATGGAGGTCATACCACCTAAAGTTCTACCCAGAGTACCGAAGAACGTTTTGATCTTACCGAATGCCTTACCAACCGGACTGTTCTTCAACAAGTCCTTGACTGTGTCCGCACCTCTCGCGGCATCGTCAGTATAAGATCCTATAAGACCGACAGTTTTACCGAATCGAGTGAACATTGCTCCGGCACTTGATACGAAACCTTTTATGACGGTCATTGCGTCTTTCGCTTTGCGACCCAATGCGTCCATACCCATGTTGAAAAAGAATCTACTGATACCGTATATGGACGCAGCAATGTTTTTCACTGCGCGGCCGATAGACATGATCGCATTCCCTAATCCGGTGAAGGGTTTCATTAGGAATTTGATGACCCTGTTCTCACTTACGATACCACCGATCCTTCTCATTGTCAGGGCCAGTGATTTGACCGCACTACCGATCAACTTGGACAACGTCATTATTGGTCTGAGGTAACCACCGATTGCACCTACAACGATACCCGCAGTGATCGCAAGCGCCTTGAGTTTTTGGCCTAAGAAACTAGAGTTATCGTCATCATCATTATTGTTAGATGAGTCTTCGTTTCTATTGTTGTTCGAGAGTTGATCTCTGATCCCTTGCATCACCTCAAGCAGTTCGTTCTGGTACGCGGAGTTCTCACGCGCCTCTTCCAGTTCGTCTGGATTTCTGGTTGGACGTGTGATTGCGTTTTTCATTTTACGCACATCGCTGAAGATAGTCATCAAAGCGTTTTCGGTACGACCCGAACGCATGGCGACAGTATCCATAACCTTAACTATACTGTCGGTGTTCTTTTTATTATCTTCTTTTTGTTCGGTTAGTTGACCGACAACGGCTTCTAAACTCATTATTATCCTTTGTTCTTATTACGTTCGTTTTCTTCTTTGATGTGTTCAACCAACATAGCAAGATATATCTCTCTCTCCCAAGGCATCATATTTTCAACTTCATGTAACGAGTAGTTGAAGTTCTGAAGTAACTGAAAATTTACTTGGTAGTAATTTGTCAGGTTATCATGAGAGAGATTAACTAAAAAAAATCATCCATCCCCTTTAGGGTTCTTGTGTTCACATGTCCGCAAGATTGGCACGTAAATTCAATTTCCTGCGATATCGCAGGCATAGTGTTAACGAACTCTGCAACCTTCTCGAACTGAGAGGCGGTCATTGAGTCAATGAACTCTACAATCGCTTCGCGCGGTTCGTCTGATAGAACCACCCTCTCTTCTTCGGTAAGGACAGCGTCCATACATGTTATTAAAAGTTCTACCAGACCTTCTGTCATCGTACCCTCTTCGCTGAGGACAGGGTTCTTTAGGAACTCTTCATACGTCGGGAATCGCATCTCGACCGACACACTATCCGTTAGTTCGATAGTCTTCGCGTCAACGTCTCCCTTAAGAACGATGTTGTCCAACTCAATGTTGATCTCGTTCGTGGTGTCACATTCACTACACTTGGTTTGAACGTCTGCGGTCTCACCCACTGACTTCGCACGTATCTTAGTGAACAAATAATCCACGTCGAAGGTAGTCAATTTCGTATTGATTGGATCCTCAACACAGGCGTGGATTGTCCTAATAATAGATCGCACCATATCCTGTTTGTCTTGGGTCTCATACGCAATCAGTAACGCTTTCTGTTCCTTCACGAGGAAGGGACGAAAGGAAGTTTCCTGTCCCGACGATGGTATGGTCACCGTATAACTCGGTGACTCATTCAGTTTTGGTAATGCCATAATGTATCCTAATGATTAAATAATTCCACCCAGATTGAGGTTTACATCTCCCCCAATCAGGTCCGTTAGACCGCGTTTATCTTCCTTCACCTTCCATCTGGTGTAAGATAATTGCACGGTCAATTCAACAACTGCTCCCGTATCACTCATGAATTCAACTCCTTGCATACTAGTCGGGAACGCGTCTTCTAACTCCACTGTGTATATAGACAAACCACCAATATCGAAATTGATGTCTAGTGGACCTATGTCAAATCCTGCTCGCATCTGTGGTTTAGACAACTGCGATATAGTAACTGGATGCGTGATCTGACTTTGATAGGCGACGGACTCATATCCTTTCTCGCCCTCATTGACAACCTTGGACATCCAATTATCGAAATATTTCTTCACCTCGTAGTCGTTCAGTACGTAGAACGTCAGTGACACGTCACCCACCGCATATCCGTTCGCGACCTTTCGCATCTCCATCCCCACTTGACGGTCCAGAGACACGATCTGTTTGTCTGGTAGTGATGCGCTCTTACACAATAGATTCAGAGTCTCCGGATCATCACCAGACATACTTGGTAGGTTGATGTTCTCTGCAACAGCCTTGGCGGTGTCTATCGCCTTGTCTAAAAACGACCCATTATCTGCCGTCGCTTCTTTTGCCGGCGACTCCTTCTTACCACCACCCGCCTTTGCGTTGATGGACTTGACCGACGGCATCATTACCGCGAACTGATTGTTGAACGCCATCCCGTTGCGGAGACTGACCTTTGA